GGATCGGTCATTATTGCTGAATATCAAATCAATACAGGTCTAGACGTCTACGTGATCGGTACTGGGTGGGGTGCTGGTGTTTGGCCTGTCCCTGCTGTATTTACCCTGACTAACCCGTTTGCTACAACTTCTGGCAGCGGTACGGTTACAGTGACTCACACGTCTCATGGGCTAACCAATGGTCAATATATTCGCTATGCTGGCGCTACTGCTGTTGGCGGGCTGTCAGCTCCGCTTCTAGACCGTTCCTTTGCTATTACCTATATCAATGCCAACTCGTATTCAATTGCGATGGGCAATGACGGTTACGGCACAGCAATCACAGCATCTTCGACTACATCAGGTGGTGGCGCAGTAACCGCTTACTACCAGACTGGAACCCGTGGATGGGGGCAAGCCTCTTTAACTACCGGTGTGGGTCAACAGCTTCGCCTGTGGTCTAACGATAACTTCGGACAGAACTTGGTCATTGCTCCACGTAACGGCGCAATTTACTACTGGCTAGACAATACAGGCGTAAGCGCTCGTGCTGAGTTGCTGTCCGTGCTTTCTACCGCTGCTGGGTTTAGTGGTCAGTTTGTACCGAACCAGACGCTGGAGGTATCTGCCTCATCCATTCAGCGGTTTGTAATTTGTTTTGGTGCTAACCCATACGACCCAACAGACCCTGACACACCTTTTGATCCTATGCTTGTACGGTGGTCGGATCAAGAAAACCCGTATCAGTGGGTGCCAGACGTTACAAACCAGTCAGGTGAGTTCCGCTTATCAAACGGCTCAACCATCGTAACAAGCATCAATACCCGTCAGGAAATCTTGATCTGGACAGACTCGGCGCTGTACACCATGCAGTATCTTGGGCCGCCGTACGTATACAAGTTTGACATCTTGATGGATAACATTTCCATTATCTCGCCGAACTCAGCCATTACGATTAACAACATCACCTACTGGATGGGCGACGGTAAGTTCTACCAATACTCCGGTCGTGTTGAAACGCTGCCTTGTTCGCTGCGCCAGTATATATTTAACGATTTAAACAAGGATCAGTCGTACCAAATCTTTGCTGGCGGCAACGAGGGTTACAACGAGGTCTGGTGGTTCTACTGCTCAACCAACTCGAACGTTGTGGATAAGTATGTTATTTATAACTACCTCGACAAGGTTTGGTATTACGGCACAATGAGCCGCACGGCTTGGCTTGATTCCGGTATTCGTCAGTTCCCTATGGCTGCGGATTACAACGAGCGTGTCTTGTATCATGAGTCCAACGTCGATGATGTAGCAGGGTTAACCCCAATACCAATTAGTGCCTACATTCAGTCGTCTGACTTTGACATTGGTGACGGGCATAATTTTGGGTTTGTGTGGCGTATCTTGCCTGACATTAACTTTAACGGCTCGAACGTTAACCAACCGTTTGTCACAATGACAATTAAACCTCGTCAGAACTCTGGTGCGCCTTATGGAACTGCCGCAAACCCAACAGTTCAAAGTGCTGATAACTACGGGGTTTCTAGGGCATACAACATCCAAGAGTTTGACGGTCAGGTTTACACCCGCTTGCGTGGTCGCCAAATGGCGTTCAGGATTGAGTCAGTTACTTTGGGCGTGTCATGGCAGCTAGGTACACCACGAATTGACATCCGTAATGACGGCAGGCGCTGATGGCTAACGAGCTACTTCTTCGTCCAACCAAGGCACCGAACCTTCCGATTGCTCCGTCGGACTATGAAGCTCGTTTTCACGAACAGTTTACGAACGTTCTGCGTCTGTACTTTAACCAGATAGACAACGTTACTTCAACTTTAACTGGTGGCAGTGGTGGGCAGTACCTGCAAAATCCGCATATAGCTGCTCAAAGCACGGTAGACCAGTACGCTACGGCTACTAACACACCGACTAAAGTATCATGGAATACGTTGGATTCTAACGATGGCTTTACTTTGAACGTAGATAGCACAGCAACCGCTGCCTATAGCGGTGTGTACAAGATTGACTTTAGTATCCAGTTTTCAAACACAGCTAATGCTATTCATAATGCGTACCTTTGGCTGCGTGTAAACAACGTTGACTTACCCGGATCTAGCAGTAAGTTCACCATAGCAGCCCGTAAAAGCGCGGTCGTTCCTGCCCACCTAGTTGGTTATTCAAGCGTTACGTTTGAGATTGAAGCTGGGGACTCTATAGGGCTATGGTGGGCAACCGATTTAGCGTACAACCCTGTTGGTCCGGTCGATGGTGTTTACCTTGAGCATGAAAATGCCCAGACAGTGCCTTATGCTAGACCATCAAATCCTTCCGCAATTGGCAGTATAGTCTTTGTATCTAGGCTACCTGCATGATAATATTAACTAATATCCTATTCAGGTGAAACTATGATCCCTATCGTAGCTGGTTTAATGATGGGCGCTGCCCTTGGTGGCGGAATTGCTGCTCTTCAAAAGAAAGATGTTCTGCAAGGCGCTCTGATGGGTGGCATTGGTGGAGCGTTAGGTGGAGCATTTATGCCCGCTGCCGCTGCTGGAGCTGCCCCTGTTGCTGGAGCAGTAGAAGGTGCCGCTGCTTCGGGATTTGGCGCTACCGGAATTGCAGGCGGGAGTGCTGGGGCAGGAGTTTTACCTGCGGCGCAAAGTTCCATCTTAGCAGGTGCGCCCGGTGCGGCAGGTGGTGCTTTTCCTCTTAGTAGCAGCGCTTTTCCTTTAACCAGCAATGTTGCAAGTAGCGCCTTTCCTCTTTCTAGTAGCGCTTTCCCTTTGACAAGTAGTGTTGCTGGCGGTGCTACTGGTGGTGCTGGTTCTGGTGGTATGTTTAGCGGCGGTATCGGTAACTTCTTATCCCAAAATAAATACGCACTTGCAGGTGGCGTACTTGGTGGCATGATGGCACCGGGTGAAGAACCTGACAAAGCAGACCAAGGCAACATCCGCGACTACACATTTAACCGTGAAGTTAATCCGTTGTACGGTCAACCCGGACAGCCTTACTTTATAGACAAATACACTGCTGGCGATGTTACGCCTGTTGAAGATTACAACAAAGCTGGTGGTGGAATCATTGCGTTAGCTGACGGCGGCAAGCCACAAGACTACTCTGTTGTTCGCCCTGTAAACCCGGCTGTTCAAGCGTACAACCAACAGCTAATGGAACGTGCTAATCAACAGTACAACATTAATCCTCGTCCTGCAGCCATGCAAGTGCCGGGATCTGCTGGATATGGCGCGTATGTTCCTTTACCTACGTCTGCTTTAACTAAACCGGCTGATGCTGGGATAGGTGGCTTGCGCTTTGATCCAGTAACAGGACGTTACGTAGGCACATTTGAAGCGCCCGGCAGCAAGAAATCTGATTTTGAAAAGATGCGTGAAGAGCTTGATTCGCTGAAGTCTGAGCAAAGTCGCTATAACGACACAGGCGGCGCAGCTAACGGCGGATTAATGCAGTCTTATGCAATGGGCGGTGATATTGGCGCTAGCTATCCAAGCCCTGATGATGGCGGTGTATTAGACAAGAGCAGCATGGTCGGCGCACACCAAACAGTTAACATGGCTCCTCACTACCCAATGCAAGGTCGGTATCAAGGCTATGCTGGTGGCGGTCATCTCGGTGATTATTCTGACGGCGGTCGGTTGTTGAAAGGCCCCGGTGATGGAGTTAGCGATGACATACCTGCTCAAATTGGTCGGCGTCAGCCTGCTCGCCTTGCTGATGGTGAGTTCGTTGTTCCTGCTCGTATTGTTTCTGAGCTTGGTAACGGAAGTACTGATGCCGGTGCAAAACGCTTGTATGCCATGATGGATCGCGTTCAAAGTAATCGTCGTAAATCTGTCGGTAAAGGCAAGGTTGCTGTTGACTCCAAGGCGTATAGAAATCTACCGGCATGAAAATACAGCACGTTGCAATTGAATTCGTCAATCAAGTCTGGCCTCAAATATCCGGATACTTAAATGACGCAATCGAGCAGCAAGTAGGCGAGAAAGATTACACGTTAGACCAAGCGCGTACGATGGTTACAACAGGTCAATGGTTATTAGTTGTAGCAGTAAACGATGCTGGTGAATTAAAAGGTGCGGCAACAGTAAGTTTTATGAATCGCCCAAGCCACCGAGTGGCTTTTATTACGTACATAGGCGGTCGTTTAATTACCAACCCCGGCACGTTTAAACAGTTCTGCACCTTACTCCAAACATTTGGTGCTACAGCAGTAGAAGGAGCGGTCAATGAATCTGTTGGTCGCCTATGGAAACGATACGGCTTTACCGAAAAATATAGAATTGTCGGAGTGACAATATGAAATACAACCATTTTGATATGCTGCCTGAAGAGGCGTTTAAACGCGATGCGCGTGGAATGATTAAACCGCAGGGCGGTGCAAGCGGATCAGGTGTGCCGACTCAGCAGAACGTCACAACGACATCTATTCCTGAATACGCACGTCCTTATGTTGAGCGATCACTTGGACAAGCTGCTGCGTTAACAGACGTAAACAACAATCCGTATCGCCCTTACGCTGGTCAACAGGTTGCTGCGTTTACACCCATGCAAGCGCAGGCTTTTACAAGTATTGGGGATATGCAGGTTGCTCCTCAACTTGGTCAGGCAACGGGTTACGCTAACCAAGCAACGCAAGGAGGTATGGCTACTGCTACCCCAGCACTAGGCTACGGTGCGTCGGGTGCTGGTTACGGTGGGGTCGGTGCTGGTTATGGTGCTGTGGCAACGGGTGCTGGTGATCGTTACGCTCAGATGGCAACGTCGCCCGGGTCTGTAAGTGCTTATATGTCGCCTTACATGCAGAACGTGGTTGACCTGCAGAAGCAAGAGGCTAACCGTGGATACGACATTACTGGTTCACAGGTAATGGGTAAAGGCGCAGCGGCTGGCGCATTTGGTGGTTCCCGTGATGCCTTGATGCGGGCTGAGAACGAGCGTAACCGCAACACAGCTTTGGCTAATATTCAAGCACAAGGTTCGCAGTCAGCTTACGACAAGGCTATGCAGTCCATGCAGTATGGGTCTAATCTTGGTTTACAGGGCTTGCAAACTGGAATCCAAGGCGCACAGGCAGGTATCCAAGGCGCTGGTATGGGTCTGCAAGGTGTACAAGGCGCACAGAATGCTTACGGTCTTGGCTTGCAAGGTGCTAATACGCTGACCAATATTGGCAATGCACAGTTTAACCAACAGATGGGTATCGCTGATGCTCAGATGCGAGCTGGTGCAGCGCAACAAGGCATGGAACAACGTGGTTTAGATATTGGTTACCAACAGTACCAAGACAGCCAGAACTACCCATACAAACAGTTGGGCTTCATGTCAGATATTTATCGTGGACTGCCAATGTCTCAAGGTGCGCAGTCTATGTATCAAAACCCAAGCATGATTTCCCAAGCAGCAGGTCTTGGTATGGCGGGTTATGGTTTGTATCAGATGGGCAAGAAGGAAGGCGGAGCAATTCGAGAAGGTGATGGTCTCGATACGCTTGGCATGTACAACGCAATGAAAGGATAATGCGATGTCAATTAACTCCATGAACTCGCGCTTTGCAATGGCTGAGAAGATGTCTATTCCGCAAATTCATCAATCCATACAAGCAGGATCGTTGCCTGCCTACGTTGGTGTGCCTCTCCTTGAAGAGAAGATGCGCGAGCAAAAAAAAGCTGCCGCGAAGGCTCAACTCGCAGCGGCTCAGCAACAGGCTCAGCAATATGGTTTGCCTGCAGAAAAGCCAATTGCGCAGGGAGTGATGGAGCAGGCATCTGGCATTGATTCTATGCCTAGCAACTTACCTGTAGCCGGATATAACGACGGCGGTATTGTTGCGTTTGCTGAAGGCGGTGATGCTGAAGATTTTGATTACGAAGAATATCAAGACGAGCAGGACGCAGAAGAGTACAACAACATGCTCCGTGCTTACATGGCTGAAGCAGAAGCTGCAGGCATTGAAGGCATTCCTGTCCACAGAACCAAAAAAGTTGAAATGGGTGTGGAGAAGAAAGCTGACGGTGGCATCATTGGTTTAAACGAGGGTGGAATTCCTCGCTACCAAGATCAAGGTTTGGTTGAAGACCAAGGAACCAATCCTGTTAGAAACTTCTTTAGCCAGAATGTTATTAACCCAACACGCTCTGCTATTCAGTATTTGCAAGAGCGTAATCAGCGTATGCGTAATGCTGATCCAGATTCCCCAGAAGGCAGAGCTTTGGCTGAGTATGCGCCACGTGAACTTGATATCCTTGAAGGCTTACGTCCTCCCGGCAATCGCGAATACTCTATCCCAATTGAAGAGCAAGCAAGAAACCTTGGTGCAAGAGTTTCTGACTTAACACGCACAAACGAATCAAACGTTGATCCAATTGCACGTGCCTATATAGACCGTGGAATGTTTAGCAATCTCCCACCAGAGGCTCCTGAAGTTGCCCCTGAAGCTCCTGCCACCGTAGACCCAGAAGCGTTGGGTTCTGAGTTTGGCATACAGGGTATCCTTGCGCGACAAAACGCTCCTGCAGGCGCAGGCGGCAGAGATGGTGCTGGCGGTGGCGGTGGAGGCGGCGGTGGTGGTGGAACTGGAATTGCAGGTGGATCCGGTCCAACTCGTGAGCGTCCAAAGAGTGCGTTCGAAGAGTTCATTGCCAACATCAAAGAAGAACGTGCAGCCCTTAACAAACAAAAGCAAGATGACAAGTACATGGCGTTACTTACTGCCGGTCTTGGCATGATGTCTGGTACATCGCCTAACGCCTTTGCAAACATTGGTCAGGGCGCACAGGCCGGTGTTGCACAATACGGAGCATCTGCTAAACAACGTGCAGCCGAAAGGGCAGCTCTTAACAAAAACCTGCTCATGGGTCAGCGTTACCAGAGCATGGAAGACATTGCTGGTCGTACAGCAGATATTAACGAGGCTCGTTATCGGGATACCGCTGCTCGAGCTGCTGCAGGTGCTGGTGATGCTGCATCTCTTAAACAAGAAAGGCTTTTAAATCAAAGGGAAGCCGATCTTAATCGAGCGATTGGAATAAAAACAACTGCCATACAGAGGCAGCTTGAAACTCAATTTGGTAAAGAAGGGATGTACACAAACCCAAATTACCAGAAAGAATACAATAGATTGTATAGGGCTGGAGTCGCTCCTCTAGAGACGCAACTTAATGCTTTATATGCTCAGCGCAGTCCTGACTTGTTTGGGCCAAATTCTGATTTCCAAGCTCCTCAGTTAGCCGCTCCCCCAGAAGGTGTTACTGTCCGCAAGGTGAAATAAATGCCAAAGTACCAGATTGATGTGCCGGGGAAAGGTACGTATGAAGTCGATTCTCCCACTGAACTTTCTGATGCTCAGGCTTATGCAGCAATAGAATCTCAGTTAAACGCTCCTGAAAAGAAAGAAGGGGTTTTACGTCAGGCTGCTGACGTTCCTGTTGGTGTTGCCAAGGGTGCTGTGCAAGGCGTTCGTTTTATTGCAGACGCTTTTGGTTCTGAGAACCCTATATCCAAGAACTTGCGTGGCGTTGAAGACTACCTTGGTGGTCTGATGTCCGCCCAAGCTAAAGATGATCAGCAAGAGATTGCTCGCATCATGAAAGAGGCTGAAGGCAAGGGAGTCCTTGAAGAGGTCAAGGCTGGCATCAGGGCATTTACGGTAGCTCCTGTAGACATTTTAAGCCAAGCCTTTGGATCTATTGCTCCTGTTGTGGTTGGCGGTCTTGCAGGCGGCGCGTTACGTCTTGGTGCCACAGCCACAGGTATTGCTACCGGCTCAACAATGGGCGCAGGTGCTATCAAGGGTGGTATTTACGATGCCGTCAAGGAAGAGCTTTCCAACACCGGAATGTCTCCAGATCAGATCGAAAAGCGGGCTATCCTTGCGCAAGAATACGGCGGTCAGAACCTAGACCAGATCCTGCTTGGCGCAGGTATTGGTGGGTTGTCTGCTGTAACCGGTGCAGAAGCTATGCTTATCCCGGGTATTGCTAAAAAGATTGCCGCCAAAGCCGCGCAAAAAAGCATTACCGCTCGAGCAGTGGGTACAGGCGCTAAAGAGTTTGGCACAGAATTTTTGCAAGGCGGTCAGGAACAAGTCTCCCAGAACGTTGCCCTGCAGCGTGAAGGCTATGATGTTCCTACCTATGCAGGCGCTGTTGGCGCAGGAACAATGGAAGGGCTGGCAGGCGGCGCAATGGGTGCCGGTGTTGGTGCCTTTTCTCGTCCACAGGGTGAGGTTCCACGTGAAACCCCGCCTGTTCAACCTGTACAAGAACCTGTACAAGTCGCTCCGGAAGAACCTGCCTTTGTGCCGCAAGAAACCCCTTCACTCACACCGCTGCAGAAAGGCATCGATCTTGCCACTGGTGTTGTAAGTGGCAAAGGATTAGCTCAGGCAGATTTGCTTGGTGCCGACGATGCCCGTCAGCAGTCATATGAACAACAGGTTGCAAGACAAAACGCCTTGCAAGCGCAGTTTGAAACTCCTGCCGTAACGCCAGAAACACAGCAACAAGCATACGAACGACAGATGGCGCAACAGGCACAACGCCCTGAAGCTCGCCAGTTTGGTGTTACAGAACAACAGCCTTTGCTTAACGAGGATCAGCTTGCCGCTCGCCGTCAACAGGCGTTGGCACAAGCACAGCAAGACTTTGGCTTAGGTGTTGGTACACCACGCCCTCCTGTTACTGCACAGGATGTACAAGCACGACAGCTTGCAGCCCAGCAAGAGATGGACGCTGACCGGTTTAAACAGCAAACCATTCCACCTGAAGCAACACCTGCACAGGCGCAAGTTAGAGCTGCTGCTCCTGCGCCCACGGCGGCATCTGCTCGAGGCTTTGATCGCCAAGCAGAACTCCTTGCGCAAAGGGAAGGTTTGTCACCGGCTGAGCAGGTTGCGTTAAGCGATCAAGCTGATGCTGCGGGGGGAACTTTT